ACCTCGAGGAAAATCTCGGGTCGGCGCACCTTCTTGGTGAGTTCGCTGCGCAGTTTGTCAAGTGTACTTTCGCCAGCATTGGCTGAACGCAAATACATTTCGTCGTTGTCAATATCTTCCATTTGTAGCCTCCGTAGTGTCGTAATAAGACAACTAGGAGACTAGCAGAGGATGTACGCCTCTTGCGTCAGGAGACGACTGTCGTTGCGGGGGTGGTCGTCGTGCCGGTGTAGGCAACGTCGGTTGACTTGCTGACCGAGAAAGTCAATGAGAAAGTTGCGGGACCACCCGAAGAGGCGTCGCCGTCTGGCTCGGTGATGTTCACGAGGATGCAGTCTTCGTACTTGCGGGTGTAGCCAGTCTGATTGCCGTCTGCGTCAAGCGTCAAGATCTCAACCCTGAAGTATTGCTTGCCGACCTTGTCCCTGTAGTAGGAGATGACGGGTGCGTCAATGACGGTGTCAAAGTGTCGAGTAACGGTGACATCGCCGACCTCAATGACCGATGGGAGCACTTCCGGGAAGGTTGAGCCTCCGTCGTACACCTTTTCTACGGATGCCTGAATCTCTCCGCCAGAAACTTGCGAGAAATAAGTCCTCGTGGAACTGGTGAAGCTGTTTGATGTCGTGTCGGCTCCGCCCTTGCCAGCGATGGCAATAACTTTGGCGACTACCTGGCGTTGTGAAATCTTTGCCATTTTGTTTCGTTCCTTCTTCTCAGAGTGCTGCCGTGAGGCTTGACTTCGTAATCGTCAGAGTGATCAAGTCGGCCACTCCAGCGACGCGTACGCCGACCCTCGCAACAATCTTGCCTTGGGCAAGTTCGGTGATTGGGTTGAGCGCATCGGAAACCTCAATGGAGTAACCGCGGTCAACTTGTGAACCGAAAGCATCCACCATTGGGTAGAGGCCTCCGTTGTCCTTGACCGTATCGAGGATTGAGGTGATGCTTGAGGAGATTGCTCCGAAGAGATTCTTCCTGCTGTCGATTGGGCTGAACACATACTGTTCAAGAGCCTTCTCACAGGTTGTAGCGACTTGATTGACGGTGTCGCGGTAGGTGATGTACCGCCAGTTATTCTCGTCTGCCGATACCGAACGGGCACCGTAGATACGGATCTGTCCGTCAATGATTCGGATTGCGTTCACACGACCCTCATCAAGAACATTACCCACGCTCTTGTTGACCTTGGTTGCAGAACCATCCGAAACGAGACCAACGATAAACTTTGCGGCTGACGAAATGCCTGCTGCTGGCTTCCATGGTCCTCGATTGGCGACGATGTTCTTGGCCCTGACTGCGGCTACGTACGACTCCGGTGAGAGTGTCCTTGTTCCACCATTGCCGTCAGGTGCGGACACCATGGGCCAGTAGAAGGCAACATGGCTCGCTGCTGACTTTTCGCCAGCAGTAGTACCTGCGTATCCGCCGGCCGAAGTGATTGCATCATCTGCAGAATCTTCTTCATCAAAACCACAGATGGCGATCCTCTTTGTGGCTTCGGCATGATCCCTGAGTCCGGTCCAAATGGTTGCGCCATTCTTTTCGGGGATTGCTACGGCTCCAGTGCCAAGATCATCACCAAAGTTGTCTAATGCAGCGACAAAGTCGGCATTATCAAACGCGGCATTGTCAATGTCGTCATCGCCCGCCGAAAGGGTCTCGGTCTGAGTATCAAGCATCAGGCTTGAAGCACCAGCGGTAGCGACTACTAGGTGAGGAGCGGTGTTGTTGATGAGGGCGATTGCGGCCGCCGTTGACGCAAGACTTGACGAACTCACAACAGTAACGCCGTCAACCTTGACTGCGAGTGAGAAAGTGGTACTGGCGTTGATGATTTCCACGTCAACACTTGACGACCATGAGCCGGGGTTTGCGGCCGTAACGGTCATACAAACATCTTCATCAACATCAAGGAAAGTATTGCTTCCAGCAGTTGCGCTTGGCCCGACGAGCCTCTGAACGACGGCGCGAACGCCACCTTCCTCAAAGAATGTCTCTAGGTGTTGGTGAAGTGTGCAGTTAGAATCGTATCCACCGAACTCGTTCTCAAAATCTGCCATACTGCGGACAGCAAACGGCGTAGCGGTACGACCGCGAAACGCGGTTCCGACCACGAAGAATGTGCTACTAGGGGCGACTTCCACCCCAGTGCCTCCGACTCTAACTCCTGTGTTAACGACTACGCCGGGCATCAGTTCTCCTTCGCCACTTTTGGCCTTGATGGCCTTTTCGACTTGTTCTCTTCTTGGTTTTCGGGTTCTTCGCCCATTGTCTCGCCTAAGTCCTCAACGGGCGCTTCAACCTCTTCCTCAACGACCAGCGTTTCGGTTGGGGCTTCTTCCTGCTTCGGTGCTTCTGGCACTACTTCTACCTTGGGCTCTTCTGCCTTCGGAGGTTGCGGGGCAGACTTTACCACCACACGACCACTATTTATAGCAGATGTCAAGACGGGATCGGACGAGTCGGCCTCAGCGGTTGAACGAGCCTTTACGATCGCCCCACTGGACGAGATGACGACGGCTTTTTGCGTCATGTTGAAGATCAAGACCTTTGCCACGTGCGAATCCTAACCCAATCAACCTTCGTCCGGGGACAACACCCCGTACTCGCCGGAAATATCGGTGATTGTGCCGTTTGCGGAGCCATCGGTCGGGTCTATTTCTGTTGCCGTTGGCGTAAACAGGTTGGGCCTCGTTATGGCCTCGTCTAGCGACAATGTATAAGCAATGAACGAGCCGGCAACGGCTCGATCACCCTTGACATAGGTGATGTCCGAGAACTCTTCCCGCATTGAGGTTTCGTCAATGAGGAGTTCATGATTCTCGTCGTCAAGCGACGAAAGGGACTGCCTATCCAGGAGCGCAGAACGGATGACGGTAGTCAACCTGTCCCTGCTCTCTGTAGCGAGTTCGGCGTGGGACTGCCTGACCCAGATGTATGTCCTCATGTTGTAGGCAACTCGATAGACGGGGTTCATTCCGTCGGTGTAATCCGACCTAGTCATGGACGGAGTTGAGAGGGCGACCGTAATCAGCATGGGCCAATGGTCAAGAGCTGGCGGCTCATACGAGAAATACTTCTCAGGAACGGGCAGGCGTTCTGAGTCAAGTTGCCACAGGTTCCTGTATCCGATGATGCGTTTTGGCAAGTCTTCCTGAAGGTAGTAGGACACATACTCCTTTGCTGACCACGGTCCGGACATCATGGGAATAACGCCCTAAGGTCGGCCGAGAATGTGTTCGGCATGATGTGCGCCCTAATGCGCCTAGCCATGAGGTCAGCAAACCCGGCAGGCTCAAAGACGATCTCACGTTGAGGCAACCTGCCCTTGAGGCTTCCGTATTGGTGAAATGGAGCGAGCCTGTTACTGATAGTCAACCTGGCTTCTTGAGCACCCACATCGCCACGGGCGGCCAAGACGGCGGCGCGAAGCGACCCGTTGTTCACGAGTATGGGGGCAACCGGCGGATAGCCGTGCTTCGCCCTCCACAGGCTGGTCGTTGGTGCTAGTGGTTTCCAACCTCCGACCATCGAGCCACTGGAGTCAAAGTTCTCCTGAAAGGCTGTCCTGAGGTAGTTCACACCTTCTTGCAGTGGGATGCGGTATGAACCCATATTTCTGCGCATGGCTGAAAGTTCCGTCGTATCTGCGGAGACCGAGATCTTGACGGTGACTTGACTCATATTTGCTTACGCCTGAACGCGTCAAGGCCAGCCTTGTCTGCCTGGGTCAAACCGATCTCGGCAATAGTGGCGGCCCTGTTCTGAAAGTCCTTGAGACCCACAACGTCGTCGGTCATGTTCTGCATTTCCCTAGACGCGGCACGGATCATGACCTGTTTGATGAAGGCGTTCGCCGGGAGGCCAGCCTCATAGACGACCTCAATCATGTCGCCGGCCCAGACGGAGTAGAGATCAAGTCCGTACTTCCTCACAAGATACTGCTGACCCTCGTTGAACTCAACGGGATCGGGCGTTGGATATCCGAACGGATTCAGTATCACGCTTGAGACGGAAGTGATCGGCGCATTTGCCAAGTGGATGGTGTAGGTCGGCATAAGAACGCGGATATTGGCATTAGTGGTGTCCAACGAACGGTCGTAGAAGTATGACTCGGTGTTGATGTAGAGGGTGTCCTCGGGGACGATGTGCGTCTCCGTAAACTCCCTAATCTCAACGGGGCGGTTGATGTACGCCTCGATCTCGGCCTGTACACCAGCGAGGACGAGTTCCGCCGCATCCTGTTGCCTGTTGGTCAACTCGCGATCCATGTAGGCAGCGAGCTCGCGTACTGTGACGAGCACTTTTGCCTCCTAATCAGTTGTTGTTGTTCGTGCCGCGGAGTCTGCCAGCAACATTGCGCAATGCCCTTGAAAGGATATTGCCCTGCCTTCTTGACCTGTTGCTATTGCGTGGAGGGCGAGTATTTGACTGCCTTGGCGCGGCGGTGCCACTAGGGGCGGTTGGTGAACGAGGGGTTGAACTTGGTGCCGGCGTCTCGGGTGCTCCAGGGGGATTGTCAAGAGCCCTGCCGGCTCCAGTACCGGGTACGGGGGGTGCCAAAATACTCTCGCCAGGTACGCCGAATCCGGTTGGGTTCAGTCCGCCATTGCTTGTATCGTAAAGGACGCCGGGGCCAAAAGCCATGCCCTGTTCGGTGTCTGCTCCAACTCTTCCTTGAGGCACTTTGGTACTCCCCTGCGTGTCAACTTCGTACGCGACACCATACCACAGGCCACGGTTCTGTTAGTTATCCCTGTTTGCGGGTCTCTCAATGGAGATGTCCCCGGCAACTGCCGTCCCGGGTTTCGGTGCTTCAACCGGCACCCAACCGCGGGAGTAGGTGTGTTCTTTGATGGACTTTCTCTTGAGGTAATACCCCTCAACGAGAACCTCATATTCGTCGTTGGTCATAACGAGAAGGTTCTGTACGGTACGCCTGTCGTACTTATTGGACGCAATCACCCATTTGAGCAAAGCCGACAGTTTGGTGGCGACCACCATGCCTTTTGCCCTGTTCATTCTGACGTGCATAATCATGGCGTCAACTTCGTCGCAGGACACCCAGACAACAGGAACTTGATCGCCGACCTTGGCCATCACGGGCTTCTGCTCCTTAGCAATAACCCATCTGAGGTTGCCGTCGATGATCGTCCTGTCCTCAACCCTGACTATGAGTGGTTGCAACCAACCCCAATCGGCGAGCGACTGCAAGAGCAGCCTCTCGTCAGGACGCAATAGGTGCGACGATGCCCAGGGGGCGGGTTTTAGTGAGTCAATATGTACGGTCTCAATGTTTAGTGTCATTTCATTCTCCATCCTGTGCCGCAAGATATTCCTGCTCGGCGGCTACTTTCCTCTTCCAGTCCTTAGTCTTCGGCCCAACGGGTCTCGCCGAAGTTGTATGGAACTCATTCATAACCAATGTCCTGATGAGCCACGAGATCGGATAGGAGACAGGGTCGTTGATGTGCTTCTTCCTGAAGTCAGCAACGGCCGCCTGTGCCGCCCTCTTGATTCCCGGAGTGAGCATATTCTGCTCAATACACCTCTTCACACCGTCCCAGCCGTCGGCGGCATAGTCGGCGATGTAGGCGTCCACATCAAACTCGGGCCAGAGCCGATACTGCGCATCCACCTGAGGAAAGCAGTCGTAGAGTCTGTCAAACCACTCGGGTTCGGCGGCCGTGTAGTCCCTTAGTCTTCTGATTGCGACCGAGTGCAGTGGGATGCCGACACGCTGTACACCACCAACCATGGCGGCGACGTCGTAGTACTCGCACCACTCTGCGCCGTGCTCCTCCTGAATGAACTTCAGCACATCGGCTGCAACCCAGTCGTAGATCGGCTTGGCAAGCATGAGTGGTATTGACTTCTGAAGTTTGTACGGCCTGGTGATGTAGTTCTCGTTCAACTTGTTCACCACCGAACGGAAACGAACCATCGACTCGTTTGCTCGCACGCCCGTGATGAAAGCGGTGCGCCCCTTCTTGCCTTGCATTGTGTAGTAGTCGATTGGCTCGGGGAGTGGCTTATCTGCGCCCATCCCAAAATGCCCGGCGTGGATTGCCCACGATGGCATTGGCCTAATGAGTCTGCCCTGAAGCCTGCGCATCTCTGACCACAACAAGACATACTCCCTCTTGCCGAGAACCCAGCACTCCTGCCCAACGGGCAAGCAGTACCACTCCATATCAACCCAGTCAAAGTTCCTGACTTTCTCAATGAAGTCAACGACGAGTGGGCTGACCATTTCCTCGTCTCGGAATATGACCTTCACCGGCCCGAGGCCACGCTCCTCGTGGAGTTCCTTCGCCAGGTACAAAACTGCCGTTGAGTCCTTGCCTCCGGAGAACTGTATGCACACCGTGTCAAAGGTGTCGTAGATGTGTTTGATTCGTTCCCTTGCTGCGTCAACGCATGACATATCAAGGAACATTCTCTGCCTAGACATCGTTGTCCTCCTTATTCTGAGACATCTTCTCGTCTGCTTGCTCCCATGTCATGGGAACTATGACGGGTCTTGCGCCGCACTTGCCGCAGTTCCCCCATCTGCCTCCGTTGTAGTGCCCTTTGTGTAGACGGCAACACTCAACGACTATCTCGGGGCCAAACTTGCTCGTCAAAACCTTGCGCCATAACTCGGTCAATGCGGTTCTTCCTTGTCCACTTTTCCTTGGAACGGGTCGCTCCAACGGACG